GGGCTTTGGCAATGGCTACCCGTGGAATGGCGAGGACTGGGCCATTCCTACCGGGGTGCTGCTGCTCACTGACGGGGTAGACGTGCAGGGCGGCGGCGGCACAGTGGGTGAGCGGCTTGTCTATACCCTTTGGGGATGGGGTCGCGGTGAAGAAGGTTGGCACGTTGCCCACTTTGAGATCGATGGCGACCCGCAGCAATCAGAGGTGTGGGAGCAGCTAGACCAGCTGAGCCAGATGGCGTGGAAAAGGCAGGACGGCGGGACGATGAAGGTAAACATGGGCGGCATTGACCACGGCGGCCTCTCAAGTAAGGCGGTGGCCGACTATTGCCGTACCCGCACCAATCGCTGGGTGGCCATGAAGGGAGATGGTGCCAAGGATCTGCCGATCATCCAACTAGGCACGCCAGTGGAGGTGAACCGGAAAAACAAAAAGGTAGCCAAGGGGGCAATGCTTTACAGAATGGGATACACCAACAGTGTTGGCCATCTAAAGAAACAGCTTAGGGTGGAGCAGCCTGGTCCCGGCTATTTGCATTTTGGTACCGCATCAACTGACGCATTCTTAGGCGAGCTGTTCCCATGGAAGTCGGTGCCCAAGACAAAAGAGCGCAAGGAGTACAAGTGGGAGTTACCGCCAGGTAGCCGTGATGAGGGTGGGGATTGTACGAGGATGGCGTATGCAGCGCTGCTGCTGGTGGCCAGGCGCTACAACCGCGCGACGATGTGGGATCAGCTGGCGGCGCAGTTGAAGCGGCCTGAAGGTGGTGCTGGGCGATTGGCGAGCGGCGGTAGGTTTTCCGTGTAACATGGTGCCATGGCAGGAATAACGCTCCAACAAGCTCAAGCGCGGCTAGATCAGTATCTAGCTGCTGAAGCGGCTGTCTTGCAGGGGCAGGAGTACAAGATTGGCGCAGGTGAGGGCTTTCGCAGTTTGACGCGGGCGGACCTTGCGCAGATCCAGGAAGGCGTCAGTTTATGGAATCAACGGGTACAGGACCTTAGTGCCCGCTCAACCGGTCGCGGGCGATCTGTGACCCCTACGCCTAGGTGGTGAGATGAGCAAGGGCAAGCGGTCAAAAAGGGAAGCGCAGTTGAGGAAGGAGTTAGCTGTGCTCGCTTCACAGCAGCCGATGGCGCAGGGCATGACTGGCACTAGCCGGCTGGCAATGTCGGCACGGTTTGCAGCCTGGCGTCCGCAATCAATGGATGCGGATGGTGATGCCAGTTTTGATCTAGCGGATACGCGGGCTTTTTCCCGTGATTTGGTGCGGACTGCACCGGTTGCTACAGGTGCAATCCAGACGAGAGCATCGCATATTATTGGAACTGGTTTGTCGCTGCAGAGCAGAATTGATGCGGAGGAGTTGGGATTAGATGATGATCAGGCAAAAGAATGGCAGACAAGAACAGAACGGCGGTTCAATATGTGGGCGAATTCTATTTATTCCGATGTAACAGCAGAACAATCATATTATGAACTGCAGGATTTAATGCTGCGTTCGCATGATGCTAGCGGCGATGTGTTTGTGCTTCTTGCTGACAAGCAACGGAAAGGCTGGCCGTTTCGGTTGGCGCTGCAAGTTATCGAAGCAGATCGAGCTTGCAATCCTGACAATAGGATGAATACTGCGACGATGGTTGATGGTATTGAGAAATCAGTAGAAGGCGAACCTTTGAAATTGTGGTTACTAAACCAGCATCCCGGCCGAATCTTTGCAAACAGAAATCCAGAATGGAAATGGTACGATTTCCGAAGTCCTAATGGTCGGCGCAATGTGTTGCATCTTAAAAAGATGGAACGGCCTGGTCAGACAAGGGGGCTACCAAGGCTTGCGCCTATTATTGCCACAATTAAACAACTCACCCGGTATAGCGACGCAGAAGTAGACGCAGCCGTAAATAGTGCAGCGATGGCATTGTTTGCAACAATGGATGCTGATGCGTTTAAGGACGTTTTGAGCGATGACGAACAGGCGCAGCTGATTACCACTGCCAGCGGTTGGGATGGAAATTTGGATAGTGGCAAGATCGTTAACTTAATGCCAGGTGAAAGCATTATCTCACCAACACCGGGAAGACCTAATCCTAACTTTGACCCATTCTTTGGGGCCATGCTGAACCTTGTAAGCATGGGCTTAGGGATGCCTAAGGATGTGCTAGCCAAGGCGTTTAATGCTAGCTATAGCGCTAGCCGTGCAGCACTTATGGATGCATGGCGAACATGGAAAATTGAAAGAGCTTGGTTTAATCGACGAATCAATCAGCCAGTGTACGAAGAATGGCTGGCTGATGCTGTGGCGCTTGGTATCATTGTGGCGCCAGGCTTCTTCTCTGATCCTTTTATCCGTAACGCATGGTGCGGCAGCAATTGGAGCGGTGATGGCCCCGGTGCATTGGATCCATTCAAAGAAGCGCAGGCAGCGGAACTGCGGATCAACACGGGCATCACCACCAGGGCGGAGGAGGTGGTGGCGTACGACGGTGGGGACTGGGAGCTCAAGCACCGGCAGAGCGTGCGGGAGACAGCTGACCGGGTGGAGGGGGGCCTACAGCCCCCGGTGGGGATGGAGTCGGTCTCCTCCCCCCAGCCGCCTGCTAATGGCCAGCCAGATCCCGAGGATCCCGAGGATCCTGAGGACTTGATCGATTCCCTATCATGACGCCATGAGCAGCATCCTCGACATTCTCAATTCCCCGTGGGCGATCCTGCCGGATCGGCTGGAGGAGATCCAGGCGATCTACGCGGCACGGATCAGCGGCGAAAAGCCGGACCTGGCAGCGATTGAGGCTCGTATCGGCCGACCGCTGGACAATCCCCCGCAGGGCTACGAAGTGCGCGATGGGGCGGCGCTAGTGCCGCTGCGGGGAGTGATGGGGCAGCGCATGAACCTGATGAGCGCCATGAGCGGCGGCACCAGCACCGAACTGTTCGCGCGGGATATTCGGATGGCGCTGGAAGATCCGGCGGTTGAGTCCATTGTGATCATGGCCGACACCCCCGGCGGCAGCGTGGCCGGGACCCAAGCAGCAGCGGCTGCAGTAATGGCCGCGAGGGGCGTCAAGCCTCTTGCCACCTTTGTGGAGGGGATGATGGCCAGCGCTGGTGTCTGGGTTGGCACGGCGGCTGATGCTGTGATCCTGGATTCCGGCACCAGCCAGGCGGGCTCCATTGGTGTGGTTGCCACCCATGTGGACGTGAGCAAGCGTGAGGAGATGATGGGCGTCCGCACAACCGAGATTGTGGCGGGCCGCTTCAAGCGCGCGGCTTCGCAATATGGAGCGTTGACGGAAACTGGCCGGCAGGTGATGCAAGATCAGGTGGACTATCTCTACTCTCAGTTTGTGGCGGATGTGGCGCGGCATCGTGGCGTAAGCGCTGAGCAAGTGCTGGCAGATATGGCCGATGGGCGGATGTTCATAGGACAGCAAGCGATCAATGCGGGCCTTGCTGATGGTATCGCTACACTTGATGAGACCATTGCCGAATTGAACAACCGCGCCCAGTCTTCTAGGCGTGTCCTGATCTCCGCCCCATCCTCTATGGAATCTCCCACCATGACCCCCCAACAAGCCGCCCACGAGTGGGCGGAGGAAAATCCTGAGGCTGCGGCGCTGATCCGCGCCGAAGGTGCCGAAGGCGAGCGCCAGAGGATCGCATCCGTGCGATCTGCGACGCTGGCAGGCCATGAACAGCTGATTGAACGGCTGGCCATGGATGGCCACACCACCGGCGGCGAAGCAGCCTTGGCCGTGCTGGCCGCTGAACGCGAGCAGCAGAAGGCGCAAGCTACTGCACGGTTTGCTGATGCTCCTCAACCACTGGAAGCAGCCGTCATTCCCGACGACAGGCTGGAGGCGCAGGAGAAGAAGCCCGCCGAGGTGAATCCCCACGCTCTGGCTCAGGAGGCTCAAAAGTTGGTAGCCGCGGCTGCTGCCCAGGGTCGTACCCTGAGTTTCTCTGACGCTGTGGCACAGGCGCAGCGCACCCTTACCCCCGCCTGAGGATCTAACAATGACCATGCGTAATCAAGGTCTGGCAAAGACCTTGCTGGCCGGCGGCACCATTGCCCCCTGCCGGTTTATCAAGTTTGGCGCCGATGATCGAACGGTTGTGCAATCAGCTGCCGCCGCTGATTTCACGATTGGCGTTTCGGATAGTTTGCCTTCTGGTACCAGCACTGCCAGCGGCGAACGTGTTGACGTGATTCTCACAGACATCCCGACTGTTGAGTATGGCGGCAACGTGACCCGTGGCGCATTGCTTACCAGCGATGCGGACGGCAAGGCGATCACGGCGACGGCTACGGCCGGTTCCAATGTTCGGATTGCTGGCGTTGCCATGGTGAGTGGCGTTGCGGGCGATCTGGGCGCTGTGCGTCTAAGTCCTGGCTCCTTCCAGGGTTAATCCTTCTACCTTCAGGACTGAACAATGTCTAACATGAATTTTCCGTTTCCGTACGATCCTGTACGGACTGCGATCGCGCTGGCGTACACGAATCGGCGTTTCATTGCTGATCTGGTGCTTCCTCGTACTCCTGTTCCGGGGAGGGAGTTTACGTGGATGCAATTCAACCGCGATGAAATGTTCACGGTGAGAGAAACGTTGGTGGGCCGCAAGGGTCAGCCTAACGAAGTGGAATTTGGCGCCACTTCGGTGGCAGCTTCTGTTCGGGATTATGGCATGGATGACGTTGTGCCGAACGAAGATTTAGACGCTGGGCGGCTGATGAACTACGACCCCATCGGCCGAGCTGTTGAGGGGGTTACTGAACTGGTCGCCTTGGGCCGTGAAAAGCGAGTTGCAGATCTTGTGTTCAATTTGAACACTTATCCTGAGGCAAATCGCACCACTCTCAGCGGTACCAGCCAATGGAGCGACTACACCAACAGCGATCCGTATAGTGCCGTTCAGACGGCGCTTGATGGGATGCTGGTGCGGCCAAACAAAGCCTACATTGGTCGCCTCGCGTGGTCAAAGCTAAAAGTTCACCCGAAGATCACGGCCGCTATTGCTCCGTCTTCCAATGGCAACAGCCCCACGGCCAACGCACAAGGTAGCCCTGCTACTTTGCAAGCCGTTGCGGATCTGCTGGAGCTGGATGAGATCATTGTTGGCGAAAGCTGGATCAACACCGCCAAGCCTGGTCAAACCGCCACGCTGTCGCGTGTGTGGGGTAAGCATATGGCTTTCCTGCATCAGAATCCGATTGGCGGAATTCGTGGTAATGCCATCACCTTTGGTTATACCGCTGAATATGGCAATCGTGTAGCGGGTTCAATGCCTGACCCGAAGGTGGGCCTTCGTGGTTCCCAACGTGTTCGAGTTGGTGAAACTGTTAACGAGATCATTGCCGCCAATGATGTCGGCTACTTTTTCCAAAACGTGGTCGCTTGATTATGGCCAAGCATGTTGTCGTCCAAGGTCCCGTCGAGCATGACGGGACCGTTTATCAAGAAGGGCAGGAATTGGTTTTGCCTGACGATCAAGCCGCTCCGCTTCTGTTGCTGGGCGTCTTGGAACTTTTGACATCCAAGGCTGGAAAGGCTGCCGCTGATGTTCGCTGAAGATCTTGCGATCTTTCTTGCCGACTTTGGTAAGCCCGTTGTCGCCAATGGCGTCAGCGGGCTCGGCATTTATGATGCGCCAGGAAG